GAACCGCCATATCGCTAAAGCACGCGGTGATCGGGACCAAGGCCAGCGGAACCACAGCGAACGTCGGCCCGATTGAGTACCTGTACGTCGGTGCGGGCGACATCGACGAGCACACCGCCAGTGCCAGCGAGTGGGTGGGGGCGACCGTCACGGCCACCGGCAACGTAGAGGTGGTCTGTGGCGGGTTCTACTTCACCGACAATGCTAACGCCTTATGCCCAATCATCATGGGCCACGGCGGGAACGGCGAGGCCGAACAACTGGCTGAGGAGTTCACCGGCGCGTGGAGCTTGTTCACCACGGCGGTCGGCGCGGACATGGCCATCCTTTCGTATGCCACACAAAACGAACCGGATCTAGAGGCCAGCCTGAACTCCCGCATGGGCTCTCTTGCCAATACCCTGCCCGTGTTCGGGGCAGCCGAGGGTGCCTACTCTGCCGCGTCATTCTTGGACAATCAGGAGTTTGCAACGGTCACGGGCGGGGCACGGGACTTTGCGACCGCCCACCAGAACGCCGCCCTGTTCAGCATCTACGAAAGCGGGTATGACTTTGTGAGCGCGTGCTATGCGGGGTACATGAGCAACGCGTCGCACCACACCCCTGCCGGTTCGATCTTCCGAAACGACGCACTCTGGGACGCGCTGGAGGCCTCGCCCGGAACGGTTGCAACTGGCGGGAACCGCTCCCGCTCCCGATCCCGTTCCCGGAGCCTTGGCCGCTAGGTACCCCCTGACCGTGGAAACCAACGCCCGCCAGTCCATCTCTGTGATCTTCATCGACCGGATGACCCCGGTTGGGCCGCTCCGCCGGTTCTGGAGGGTCGCGTTCTGGCTCGTCCCCCCTCCCCGCCACGTCGCGGTCGGACAAGGCGGAACCGTCCTCAACCCCGTCACCGAGGGCAACGAACTCCGAGAGTACGGCCCCTACGTCCGGGCCATGCGAAAGCGGGGGTGTGTGGTGGCCGTGGTCCCGTGCGAGCGAGCCGTCGGGATCCGAGAGTTCTGGTCTTGCTCCCAACCGCCGGTCTCATGGCGGTTCCCCTTGCAGGCCATCGGTGTGGATAACTCGTCCGGGTGCTCCCAGATCGTCGGTCGCGTGCTACGATTGAGCGGGGTTCCGGTCCCGTGGTGGCACGCTCGGACGCCCCGGCGTCTAAAGCGGTGGCTCGAACACAACGTACACGGAGCAAGTTGGCATGGCACGGATTGACCGACTAGAGAACAAGCCAGCCGAGGCCGCCGAACTGGTGAAGTTGCTCAACGCCGAGGTTCCGCCCGCAACCCCCGGCCCGCTTGACATCGACGTTGTCGAGTGTTTGTCCACCGAGAGCGGGAGAATCAAGTTGGCGTATCGTGCTGGCAGGCGGTCTGTCGTGAGCGAACTGTGTACCCTGTACGGCAAGGACGGAGGCGACCTATGAGCCTTGGAGGAGCAGCGTCAACCCCGCGGCTTGGCATCCCTGAGACGCCCAAGGCGAAGGAGGAAGACCCCCGCCGGGCCGCGTTGCGGCAGAACGAACTTGAGAGACGCCGCATTGGGGTGGACGACCACCGAATCCCGCAGCCGTCCGGCCAGTCGGGTAGCGTGGCAGTCCCACGATGAACGAAAAGCACACCATAAAAGCGAGGCTCCTTCGGGGTCAGAACTCGATCACGAACACCCTCAAGACGATTCGGGAGTGTTCTGGCCTAACGCTTCGTTGGGTCATGCCGCCGCAGGACCAATCCGAAGACCAACTGCTGCCCGAGAGTTACCAATCGGTCGGCTCGGACGGCGTGGCGGGCCTTCGGGGGAAGTTGCTCGCGTCTCTCGACCCGGTGGACGAGCCGGTCTTTGACCTCTCCCCGTCGCCCGAGGTCTGGCACGACCCCGAGATTTCGGCGGGCCAGAAGCAGGGCATCGCAGACGACCTGTTCCTCAAGCAGCTTCTGATTCAGGCCAAGATGGACGCGGTTCCAGCGATGCGGTCGCGGGCCGGGCGAGACCTTGGCCGTCGCGGGCACCTGTCGCGGACGCTCGACCAAATCATCGTCACTGGCGACAGCCTGGAGGAGATGACCGACGAGTACCGGAGCAAACTGTTCCGGCGCGACCAGTACATCACTCTTCGGGATTCGTCCGGCCTCGTGCTCTACCACGTCGTCAGGGAGCGGATCGACCTCTTGGCCTTGCCCGAGGACGTACTAGCAAGGGCTGAACTAGACTCGGACCAACGGAATCACACCGACCCCGAGAAGCGGATGGTTGACCATTACACGCTCGTTGAGTACCAGCCCCGGTCGAACAACTGGGTGATCCGGCAGGAGATCAACGACCGCACGGTTCTGGAGTCTCAGGACAAGGTAAGCCCGTACTTCTCAACGGCCACGAACCTGGCCCCCGGCGAGAACTACGGGCGCGGCTTGGTGGAGCAGAACCTGGCGGGCCTTCGGAGCCTGAACGCCCTGTACCGGGCCCGGCACAACCTGCTGGCACTGGCGGCCAACGCCAAGCCCGTGATCGACGAAGACTCCAACGTCACGCCCGAAGACCTCGCCAAGCCCGCCGGGACGCCGATCCGGGCACGGGTCCGCGACGGCAGAGTGGTTGACCTGGCGTTCCTCGGCTACGAGAAGTCGCAGGATTTCAACATGATCGACCGGGGCATCGCGGACCTGACCGACCGCATGAACCGGGCCTTCCTTGTAGAGTCCGAGGCTGGAAATCCCGGCGGGCGCGATCGCGTCACGCGGTTCGAGCGGAGCCGGGTGGCCCTGGAACTCGATTCCACGATGGGCGGAACCTACGTCGTTCTGGCCGAGAGCATGACCTACCCGCGAATCAGCCGGATGATCTGGCAGATGGAGCGGGACAAGCTGATTACGCCGACCGACGACGACCTGTACGAGATCCATATCCGGGCGGGCTTCGCTCAGGTGGTCCGCTCGACACGGAGCGAGAAACTTCTTACACTCAGTCAGGTCATGGCCGGGTTGCAGGCGTTTGATTGGCTCAACCCGGACCAGATCGCGCGGGCCTACTCGCGATACGAGAGCATTTACGAGCCCGGAATCATCAAGTCCCCGCAGGAGCGGGCGGCAGAACAACAGGCGCAGTTGCAGGCCCAGGCCCAGCAGGTGCAATCCGAACAGGGTGCGATCGCGGGCCGTGAGGCCGCGACCCAGCTCGCAAGCGCCGCAATTCAGGAGCGACAATGAGCGTTGATACAGCAGAGGACACCGTGACGCAGGACGCGGCAACGCTGGCCGATCCGGGCGGCGGGATGCAGACCGACGACAAGGGCATCACCACGATCGACCCGATGGAGGGGATGGCCGAGGCCGAGAAGAACGCGGCCAACCAGATGCCGTCGTGGATGACCGACCTGTCGGAGAGGGTCGGCCACGAGATCCCAGAGAAGTTCCGCAGCGCGGCGGACGAGAAGTCCTTGCTGATGGAAGTCCTCAAGAGCCACGCCGGACAGGACAAGTTGCTCGGAGTGCGGGGCAAGGACGCCCCGACGCCGGGTGACGCGGACGCGGCCCTTGGTGCCGCCGCTGAGGTCGCGGTACTCGACGGACTGGACTCGCTGCTGGAGAAGGCGGGTCTGAAATCGGACACCCTCGCCGAGTCGTGGAAGGCCGATGGGAAACTGAGCGACGAGCAGTACGCGGCCCTCAAGGGGGCCGGGGTCGGGCCCGAGTTCGTCAACCAACACCTCGCGGGGTTGCAGGCGATCGCCGAGTTGCAGGGGATCCGGGCTCAGCAAGTGGCGGACGTGACGTACAAGCACGCGGGCGGGGCCCAGGCGTACAAGACGCTGATCGGCTGGGCGGCGGCCAACCCGGACAAGTCGGGCATGGACGCGGCTGGCGTCGCCGAGTTCAACGCCTCGGTCGATGGGGACAAGGCAACGCCCGTGACCGCCGAGAAGGCCGTCCGGCTCCTGCTGTCGCGGTACAAGGACGCGATTGGTTCGGCCAACTCGACCACGCGGCTCAACGGCGACTCGACTGTTGCCGGGGGCGGTGTTGCCGGATATACTTCCTACGACGAGATGATGGCCGCCGCCTCGAGGGCCGGGAACAGCCCCGAGGCGCAGGCTGAGTACGACAAGAGGTTCGCGGCAAGCAACGGGCCCTGGCAGTAGCAATAACAGGAGACTCCACATGGCACACACAGTCGAAGAAGGCTACCCGTTCTACGTGAGCAAGCAGGAGTTGATGGAGCGGCTTCGCGCCGCCGTCTACAGCGGCACGCCCATGACCTACGACGACATCCGCAACTTCTCGAACACCGACACGGATCAGTGGGGTGACGCAACCTACGTCAGTTCGGACTCCGACGACTAACTCCCACAACCAGTGGGCGCGGCGAGAGATCGCCGCCAACCCGCTTTCCCCGCCGTCCTACGGGACCAGCGGCGTCCTGTTCTCTGTCCTGTATCGCTGAATCGCAAGCCCCTGTGCGGGGCGGACACCCGGTTTCACCGGCCCGCCCCTGAGCGTGGACACCTTGCTCAAGGCAAGTTTGACCAACAACCACAGCATAAGGAGCGATTGCGATGAGCAACGCATCAGTAACCAATCCAAACCAGGAACTCGGAACGGGCGACACCCGCGCTCTGGCGCTCAAGATGTTCGCCGGTCGCGTCTACCAGCAGTTCGCCGTCAGCACGGTTCTCTGGCCGCAGGGCATGAAGTTCATGAAGTCGTCCGGCGGGAGCCACCAGTTCCCGTTCGTCGGGTTCATGTCCGCCCGCCGCCACGACCCCGGCACCGAACGTACCGGGTCGGAGCAGCCCCCGGTCGAGGAGCGCACCGTCGCCCCCGACGGCAAGGAACTTGAGACGAGCGCGTGGATCTCCCGGCCCGCCGAGAAGATCAGCCACTACGACCTCATGGAGGTCATGGCCCCCGAGGTCGCGTCCTCGATCGGCCGCGAACTCGACAGCATCGCGGCCCGCATGATCGCCCTCGGCGCTCGGCAGGACGACCGCACGGGCCAGACCACGACCTTCTCTGGCGGACAGCGGGTATGGCGAAACGCATCCACGGAGGCGGCGGCCTACCCGAACACGGCCGAGGGCGCGAAGCGCATCCGCAAGGATCTCCGCGACCTCGCCCAGAAGTTCGTCGAGGACAACGTGCCTCGCGGCAACTGGACCGCCACGCTCAGCCCTTACCTCGTGAACGTGCTGGCGAACGACCAGACGCTCAACAGCCGGGACTGGGACAATGGTAACGCGAACAACGCGATCAACCGGACCATCACCAAGGTCGAGGGGTTCGCTATCAAGGAGTCCATCCAGTTGCCCGGCAACAGCGGGGCCTCAGGCGTGTTCGATTCGACGAACGAGTCGGAGGCCGCCTATCGGGGCGACTTCTCAAAGACCGCGATCCTCGCCACGGCTCACCCGATGGCGTTCGGTTCGGTCATGTATGGCGGGATCGAGATCGAGGGCCCCGAATACTTCAAGGTCAACCGTGCGTCGTTCATCGGAGCGGCGGTGTTGCAGGGCACCAAGTGGCTGCGGCCCGAGGCGTGTGGCGAGATCCACTTCGGTACTTCGGACTACACCGCGACCAACGGCGTCTACGCCCCGTAACCCCAACGACCCACAAGGAGATTTGACATGACTTCCGTTGTAACCAACATCGACGACACAACCACGGCCTACATCGGGCCGCACAACAACCAGGGCGTGACGGGCACCGACGCCCGCATGAAGGTCGGGACCAACACCAGCATCACGGACACTATCTCAATCGCGAACACGGCCGCTGGCGTCACCGCCTCGGTCTACCAGCGCGGCTGGGGGTTCGATATTGTGTTCGAGATGACCGGCGCGGTCGTCGCGCTCGTTGACGCCGGTGCATCTGGTTCCTACGGGACCATCCAACTCGGCAACTTCAACGCCAACTGGGACCAACTGTGGATCGGCGACTCGTATATCGCCATTCAGGATGTCACCTCGGAGACAACGGCCGATGTCACGTTTGACGTTGGTGTCGGGACCACGGCGATGGCCGCGCCCGAGGATGGCAATGTCGTCGGAACCGACGCCACGGCTGGCAATCTTGTCGCGAACTCGACCACGATCCTGCTGGCGAGTAACACCAAGGTTGACGTCATCCGCATCCACGACTCTGTGGGCGAGGCCCTGGATTTGGCCGGGACCACGGGCATCCACTTCAACATCTCCGGCACCGCTTTGACGTCCGATGTCAACGAGGACTTCACGTTCAACGGCCGGATCGTTCTCCGTGTGGAGCCCACGCTCTACATCGCCTGATCGCTCCTTTCGCGGTCCCCCGGCCTAACCGCCGGGGGGCTGTTTTCACCCTGACGATGGAGGCCACATGACCACGACTAACTTTTCCAACACGAGCGACGACAGCGCGGTTGTTTCGACGAGCGTGGTCTCGGAATGGGTGACGCTGATTATGCCCACGGCGCTCGACGACCAAGACGCGAGCGGCAATCCTGTAGACCCGGACGCCCTCCCGTCCACCACCCACCCACGGCTCCGTCGCGGAACCCGAGACGGGATCTTCATGTCGGTGAGGGCCCTGTATGACATCAACACCACGCCGTCCGCAGATGCGGTCCTCCGCGTCTGGGGCCGCAAGGCCGAGGTTGTTGGCGCGAACGGGACGGTCCTTGTCGCGGCCGGGACGTGGCAGGCCCTCTACAACGTCAGCGGCGTTCTGAACATCACGCTGACCACGGCGGCAACCGACTGTTACGCCGGGCTGCTCGGGGCGACACAACTGCTTGCCACGTCGCCAAGCCCGCTCCTGCACCGGATCGACTGTGAGGGATGCAACGAGTTCACGTCCGGGGTGGTCACGGCCTTTGCGGGCTCCGGAGGTTCTTTGGTTTTCGCACACGCGCAGGCCAAGTTTTACTAGGGGGGCGGCATGACCAAGCTCGAAGCGGTCCAGCAGATTGTCTCCCGGTGTGGCAAGTTCCGCCCGTCCGAGTTGGAGACCGACGGCACGTCCGACGCCTCGGAGGCTGAGCGGATTCTTGACGAGGAGGGCCGAGACCTGATGAGCAAGGGGTGGCACGTCGCCGAGGAGTTCGACGACGAGCTGACCCCGGACGGTTCGGGCCATGTCGCCCTGCCCGATGGTGTTCTGACGATCGACACCCACGGGTCGAGTATGCACCGCAACGTGACCCAGCGCGGGCGTCGGCTGTACGACCTCGACAACCGCACCTACGTCTTCACCGATACAACGCTCGTGGTCCGGTACGTTCTCTGGATCGACTTCGCCTGTCTGCCCGAGCCTATCCAGCGGTACGCCATGCTGCTCGCGGCGAGCCGGTACTGCGTGGAGCACGGGGTCGAGAACAATTCCTTTCGGGATCGGCTGCAGCAGCGGATCGACACGGACCTTATTATCGCCAAGCGTGCTGCGGTGAAGTTCAACGAGAACGCGGGCGACGTGAACATTCTGGACACCTACGAGGCCCAGAACATCCGTGGCGTTCGGGTCGAGGTTGATGGGAGAGCCTGGTGAGCGACGTAAGCCCGCAAGGCTCGTGTGACGGGTCGGTTGCGGCGCAAGGCTCGTGTGATGGGTCGGTCTCGGCGCAGGTTTGCTCGCAGGTCGAGACGGCAGCGTTATCCGGAACGGTGGTGTTCGAGGCACTGCTCCGCTTTGGGTCGGCGTCCGGCGCCGATTATTCGCAGAGCGACGAGGTGGCGTTCACTGGCACGCAGACCTCAACGCAGCAGTACGGCATCGACCCCGACGGGTCGGTACAGTTTGCGGGCGCCGTGGGGTACCAGAAGACCGAGGGTGACGGCGGGGGCGGCACCAAGGTTGTTATTGCAAGCGGGGGTGGGCCGTTCGGCGGCGGGGCATCGTAACACCAGGAGCACAAGATGGCACTCTCAGAAGCCGCGATCAACTCAATGCTGGACGACCTGGCAACAAACGCGGTGTACGTCGCGGCACACACCGGGCAGCCCTCGCTAAACCCGGTCTCGCCGACCGAGGTAACCGGCGGCTCGCCCGCCTACGTCCGCAAGTCCGCGACGTGGGACGCCGCGTCGTCCAAGAACCTCAACTCGTCTAACGCCCCGGTGCTTGACATCCCGGCGTCAACCACGGTGACGTACATTGGGTTCTGGAACCACGTCAGCACGCAGAGCGCGGCGACGTTCATGGGCGAAATCCTGCTATTGCCAGCAGCCGCGTTCACGTTGCAGGGAACGCTCACCCTCACCGACATCGACTGGGCAGGAGTCTAAACAATGGCGATTCTCGGCAACAGCGTCCTTGGCGCGTGCAACGACATCCTCGAATACTCGGGCATCGCCAAGCGGCAGGCGGCACTGTCTACCGGGACCGCGAGCCCTATCGGCATGGCCGAGCGGTCGCTGGACCGGGCTCACACCGACACGCTGCTCGAAGGCTACGACGACGCGATGCTGTTCGCCAAGGCGTACACCACGGCCGGAAACGCCGTGACG